AGAACGAGCTAACTTGCAAAGAGTGCAAGTTTATAATAGAAGAGAAGTAAAAAGAGCGGGGGGCGGACTTATGTCAGCTCTCTCGCTTATATACGTAGTTAAACTCACATGGGCAAAATAGTTAAAAGGTTTTATAATAGAAATAACACAAAAATTTTTTCGCGGGGAAAACAGCATGAAAAGACGAGACGCAGTTACAAATGAAATTACAATTAAAGAGACATCAGATTCTCTTATTGCAACTATGAAAGAACTTGATAGGCTTCAGAAACTTACTATTACATTCACACTTATAAACATAGCATTAATATTCTGGGTACTACTTTTATTATGATAAAATCCAAAAGACCTTTCAATGAAGTAATCAAACAAAGACGTACACAGATGCTTATACACTCTTACCTTTACTATCATGAAGACACTACTTTAGTTTCAGATGATACTTGGCAAAGGTGGGCAAACGAATTAAGAGATCTACAGGAAGCTAACCCTAAAGAGTCTAAGATTGATTTCTTTGATAAAGAGTTTGATGGTTGGACTGGAGATACAGGTATTCATCTTCCATTCAATAGATGGGTTATATCAAAGGCAAGATATATTGCAAGTATTACAAGTCTCCATGAATAAGTATATAAGTGTAATCCAATGTAATCCAAAGGAACAAAAATGACTTTCTGGGAAAACGTAAAGGTTAATGTAGTAAAGAAAGAAGACTTTAAAAAGTGGGCTGATATTGTTCGCAGCGAGCAACTCTCAACTAGAGAAGTAATAGAACTATTCGAAGAGAATAAAGAGTTCTCAGCTTGGTATTTCACAACCTACAAGACTCCTAGATGAGAAAGATGGCACAATCAACCTGCGAGAGTTGTCACTATATCTTTCCTAGGAACGAGATGATTAGAACTGTTCTCTCAGAAAGATCAGGTAGCAGTGTTGGCCTTTCAGCCAATCTTACATCAAAAAATAATCGAAGTAATCCAAGAGGCAGTGGAAGAATATATTATCGCAATAAAAAAGTATGGATATGTTCTGAATGTAATAAGACAAGTAGAATGAATGATTTTTTAATTTTTACATTCTGGGCAGTTGTAATAGTAGTTGCTATTATATTCTTAGCTGAATAATATGTTAAAGTATATTAAAGCAGTTGCCTGGAGTTTTATTGGTATTCGTAATTCTCAAGAATATGAAAAAGATATTGAATCCTTAAAACCTATTGTTGTGATAATAACAGCAATTGTAGGAGCACTTGTGTTTGTATTATCTGTACTACTAATGGTTCATATTTTAGTTCATGTATTTTCAATGTAACTCTTGACCTTAAAGTTACATTATGGGATGCTTATATATCAATGGGAGAGATGAATGAAAAAGAAAACTAAAGATTTAAAAAGAAGAAACTTTGTTCACGTTCACGCACAGAAGACCGGTGCAGGTATTCATACGTCTAAAAAGACCTCAGTAAAGAACTTTAGAAAAGAAAAGCATAAAAGTAATCCAGAGTCACGTTAGTTGACTTTTATGTTACTCTATGGGAAGATAGGGTATTGGTTAATTAAATGAGAGAGGAATTAAATGTCACACTTTGTAAATGAAGCAATCTATGAAGATATCTATTTCGATATACTTGATACAAAACTAAAAGACTTTATCAATCTGAAAGATATGGATACTACAAATTCTTTCTTCGATATGATTGAAGTCTTACAAAACTCAATCAAACTTCCCAATCAATTCCTACAAATGACTGTTAGAGAGTTTGAGGAATCCGAACCAATTACAATTGGAATTATTGAAAAAGTTATTATGCCTTTTATGAATAAGGTTATCGATAAGAGGTTTGAAGAAAGAGAAATGTAGGTTTAATTATTTAACTTGAAGGGAAACTATATTATGGATGTAAATGATAAATTGCTTGGCCTTATGGCAGCCGAACTTGTAGAGATGGATGTACAGAAAGTTGCTAATGCATTGATTAAACAAGATTCAAACTTTGCAGATGCACTCTCAATGATTACTTCTTTCACTTTACAAGATAATCAAATGACAGTTGATCAGTTTTTAACTCAACCTAACGTATCAAAGGAGACACACTAATGGATACTTCAGCTTATGATAATCCTATTAATGATCCTGATTTGGTTGAGTCAATGCATGCTGCTTTGGATCTTTGGAGAAAAGAGGGTAGATTTAATATGTTTGAAGCACCTCGTCATCTAAGAATTCTCTATCCAGGTCTTAATAAACCAGATTCTTATGCTGTTTTTACAGATTGGACTAAAAAGTTTGAGGAGAAGGCATAATGGAGATGCTTCTTTTAGACTTTTTTAGTTTTTTACCTGTTGTTGCCGATAGTTTTTACAACCCAGTCACTCAATCCTTATCGATTGAGGTGATTGGTGTTGGTTCATCCCCCGAAAAAAATGTAATGCCGTTGATTGAAATCGTAATAGCGGTGATAGTAGGCTTTCTGGCTGCAGTTGGGTTGGAAGGAATTGTTAAATCTATTAGAAAAGGTATGAAAAATGAGTACAGTCGATCAGATGAAAGATTTCTTTGATACATTCTTAGCAGAGAATGAAAGATTCGAGAGTGGCAATGGTGCAGCAGGCACAAGAGCTCGGAAAAACATTCAAGAAATTGTAAAACTTGGTAAGATTCGTCGAAATGAAATCACAGAAGAGAAGAAAAGAAGGCAAGATGCAGCTCTTGAAATGAAATAATGACCATAAAACGAATTTATCTTGACATGGACGGTGTACTTTGCGACTTTGAGCGTAAGTACACCGAAGTTTTTGGTGAGCCAAGTATGTATGGTACTGATCATCCACCTAGTTTTCATAAAAATTGGGAAAAGTTTGTACAAAATGATCTTTTTAGCTTCTTAGAGTACTTTCCTGGAGCTGAAAATTTACTAAAGTTCATAAATTCCGAATGTGTATGGGAAAGATACATACAAGTGATGATACTTTCCTCATCTGGAGGACATGGCTACGAGACTAAAATTACAAAACAGAAAGAACAATGGCTTATTGGTAAAGAAATTTACTATAATCCGATTGTTGTTCCTGGAAGAAGGTACAAATGTCTTTATGCTAACAAACATTCCGTCCTTATTGATGATGTCGAGAAGAATATTACACAATTTAAAGAAAAAGGTGGTCATGGGATTGTTCATACATCAGCTGAAGATACAATTAATCAGTTAGAGAACATGATGTATGACTCCTGAAGTTCGTAATGGCATTATAAAATGGCTTGGATGTGCATTTGTTGTTGCAGGAGCACTGCTCACAGCCTTTAATATCTACCCTTTGAACTTAGTTGTGCTAAATTGTGGTATTATTTTTTATGTCATATGGAGTTTAATAGTAAAAGAGATGAGTATACTTGTATTGAATATTGTTCTCTTTGTAATTTACTTGGTTGGTTATTTAAGTAACTGATGGGTTTCCCCCAATATAGTGTTAACTAATGATTTTAACCAAGACATTTTATTATAATTATGGGTAAATAATAAAGAAGTTATTTTTAAATTATTTTAAGGAGAAGTAAATGAAGTGGAGCAAACCTACAGCAACAGATTTAAGATTTGGTTTTGAAATAACAATGTACGTTGCAGCTAAATAATCTTTGAAGTATAATTAAAGGTCTCTTCGGAGATCTTTTTTTATGTTTATAATATGAGGAATTATGGATACGATTAGTTTGTGGATGGCAGTAGGTTTTATTTTTGCAGGTTATGCAGTTATAGCAAACGATTCAGTTCAAACACTTGGAACATGGATTGCTTCTAACAATCAAAGATTCAATTGGAAAGTTCTCTGGGCATTTGCAAGTGCAGTATTACTTTATACACTTTGGTATGGTTGGTACACCAACGGTGGTGATATTAGTTATGGTAGACTAAACAAAATACCTTTTCAAGAGATACAGTGGTATCATGCCACAGCACCAGGTCTCTTATTAATACTAACACGTGTTGGTATTCCAGTAAGTACTAGCTTCCTTGTATTGTCAGCATTTGCTTCTACATTTGTATTAGAAAAGATGTTGATGAAGTCTATGATGGGATATGCAGTTGCTGCAATGGCAGCTTATCTTATCTGGATAGTTGTTTGTAAGATACTTAATGAGTTTGATCATGTTAAGGAAGAACACAAAAGGTATTGGCGAATAGGTCAATGGTTTACTACAGGTTGTTTATGGTTTACATGGCTTGGTCATGATATGGCAAACATAGCTGTATTTCTTCCAAGAGTGATACCTTGGGACTTGATGATTGCTATATCATTATTATTTGTAATGGGTTTAGGTTTTATGTTTCGTGAAGGTGGTGGTAAGATCCAACAGATAATATTAGAGAAGCACAATACAAGATACGTGAGAAGTGCAACAATCATTGATGGTGTCTATTTTATTATATTATGGTTCTTCAAAGAGTTGAATGATATACCAATGTCGACAACATGGGTATTTGTTGGATTACTTTGTGGACGTGAGTTAGCAATGGCAACAATGGTTGGTAATGGTAAATTCAAAGTTGTCTTTCCTCTTATTACAAAAGACTTCTTTAAGATGATGATTGGGTTAGGAGTATCAGTTGGTGTAGTACTCTCTATACATTATATTATAGTTCCAAACGGTCTTTAAAAAAAGTCCTGTAGAATCAATGGGTTAGTAACTACTTGATTTTACAGGATATTTTATCCAGCTGCAAAACTCGATCCACAACCACAAGTAGCTTTAGCGTTTGGATTCTTTATCACAAACTGTGATCCATTAAGATCATCTTTGTAATAAATTTCTGAACCAACCAAGTAACTATAACTCATACTATCTACTAACATGGTGACACCAAACTTTTCTATTTTAGTATCATCTTCTTCTATCTCTTCAGCAAAAGAAAAACCATATTGAAATCCAGAGCATCCTCCCCCTTGTACAAAGACTCTTAACATCATATGTTTTGCTTCTTCATCTTTTAGCAATTCTTTTACTTTAATAGCAGCACTCTCAGCAAGTATAAATGGCTCTGGCATTTGAGCCAGAGGATCCATCAATTGTAATGTTTCTTGATTAACTTCCATATTCGATTCCTTTTTTTATCCATTCTCTTACAGCTATTTTGAATTGTTCTCTAGCTTCAGGAACTAACATTGAAGCAGTTTTACTTATTACAATATATTCTCTTTCCTCATCATATAAAGCATGAACTAATATATTTTCTCTTACTTGTACAGGTCTATAATATTCCTGTTTATTTGCTTTGTCAATTTCTGCTTTAATTAAATCCCATCTCGGTGCTTGTGGACTACCACTAAATGGACTTCCACATGAACCAGCTGTTGCTTCATTAGATATAAACAATATTCCAAAACACATTACAAACCACATCAATATCATTGTTAACATATCTTTCATATAATCATCTACCTCTCCTTAATACGTTCATTGAACTAGGACAACCAAAACCTGGACCTACATTATTACTTTCTATATGTGGTTCAGCTCTTTTTCCATTTCTCCATTTAGCTGGACATTTATATATACACTGTAAACCGCCATCAGACAACTTTTTCCTTTTCGTGATGTAACACCACATATCATCTCTGCGATCTTTCTCTCTTTGTATCTTATTAATTCTCTCACGTTTTTTAGCTTCAACTGGATCAATACCTCTTGGTGGTGGTACTGCATCCAAAGAGAAAGAAATAAATAACATTAATAAAAAAACGTATTTCATAGTAACATCCTGTTGTTATTATTAAACATACCAAGTATAATTATTTATAAGGTTAATTAATTATGGAGGTATTATAATGCATGATTTGGAATTTGTAAATGGCGAAGCCTCAATGGCTTATGTAGGTGAGACTCCTTGGCATGGACTTGGTAAGAAAGTTCCTAACGACATTAGTCCTGAGCAAATGTTAGTAACAGCTGGTCTTGATTGGGAAGTAGTAAAGAAGCCTTTGTTTTATCAAGATTCAGAAGGCAAGACTAAAACAACTAATAAAGTTGCTATTGTTAGAGATACTGATGATAAGTTGATGACTGTAGTATCTAAAGAATGGAATCCTGTTCAGAACTTAGAAGCATTTAAGTTCTTTGATGATTTTGTTAAAGGTGGCGATATGGAAATGCATACCGCTGGTTCATTAAGAGACGGAAAGATGGTTTGGGCTATGGCTCAGATCAAAGATTCTTTCGAATTATTTGGAGGCGATAAAGTAGATGGATACCTTCTTTTTAGTAACCCTCATGAGTTTGGTCGTAGTATCGACATCCGGTTTACTCCCATTCGTGTTGTGTGTAATAACACTCTTTCATTCGCACTTGAACAAGAGGCTAATCATTTTGTGAAGCTAAGCCATAGGCAAGCCTTTAATCCTGATGAGATTAAAAGTACTCTCGGTATTGCTAAAGATAAGTTGGCTATGTATAAAGAAGCTGCTCAGTTTCTTGGTTCTAAGAAGTTTAAGAAAGAAAATCTTCTTGAGTACTTCAATAGAGTGTTCCCTTCTATGTCTTATGATGAAGAGAAGCGCAAGTTGATTGTCGAAGGTCTTTATAAAAAAGAGGCTGTATCTCGTCAAGCTAAAGAAGCTATGGAAACTTTACATACTCAACCTGGTGCTGAGTTTGCTGAAGGATCTTGGTGGCAGGCTTTCAATACTGTAACTTACTTAACTGATCATACACTTGGTCGTAGTAAGAGTGCAAGATTGAATTCTGCTTGGTATGGTACTAATTATAAGAGAAAGCAACAAGCTCTTCAATTAGCAACTGAATATGCAGAGGTGGCTTAAAAGCCCCTCTGTCTTTATGGAGATTATATTATGAATTATTGGTGGCTCGTTCCTATGTTTGCTATAACCATGTTAAGTGGTTGTGGTACTGTAAAGAAGATCAATCCTTTTGATAATGGTATGACAGAGATTGAAAAGACTAATGGGGAAATTCCTGAGTGGTTTGTTATTCCTGAAGACAGTAATCCTAAGTTTATTTCATCCGTTGCAACAGACATATCTAAAGATATGCAGTTTGCTATCGACAAGGCTATGATGACAGCTAAGATTCAATTAGCTGCTAGATTAAAGACAGATGTTAATTCTTTGTTTAGATCTTCTTCTTTAGAATCTGGTTACGGTGTTAAAGATGTAGAGACTGAAACTGATAGAGTATCGGAAGTAAGAGTAAGACAATCTATTGGTTTCTTTAAGAGAGAGAAGCTCGAAGTCTTTAAAGAGAATGGTGGTTACAGAGCATATGTTAAACTTAAAATAAAGGTTGACGAGGCTCGTAGGTTAACGGATAATAGAGATAAAACATCTCGTAATGAGAAGTTTAAATCTTTAGAAATCAACCCTACAGTGGAAGTTAAACCTATATGACAAAGACAGCTCTTATAACAGGGATTACCGGCCAAGACGGTTCGTACTTGGCCGAACTCTTGTTAAAAAAAGGATATCGTGTTCATGGTATCATCAGACGTAGCTCTTCAATAAACACAAGACGAATAGATCATATCTACCATGAAGAAAACTTAAATCTTCATTATGGTGATATTACTGATTCTCTTAGCTTAGCAAACATAATTAGAGATGTCCAGCCAAAAGAAATTTATAACTTGGCTGCACAAAGCCACGTTAAGGTGTCATTTGAGACACCTGAGTATACAGCAATGACTGATGCACTTGGAACATTGAAAGTATTGGAGGCGGTCAGGTTGCTTGGAATGAGTGATGATGTTAAAATATATCAAGCATCTACTTCAGAGCTGTATGGACTTGTACAAGAAACACCTCAAAAAGAAACAACTCCGTTCCATCCAAGAAGTCCATATGGTGTTGCTAAGTTGTATGGCTATTGGATAATTAAGAACTATAGAGATTCATATGGAATGTTTTGTTGTTCGGGTATATTATTTAATCATGAGTCTTCAAGAAGAGGACATAACTTTGTAACTAAAAAGATTGTTAATGGATTAAAAGAAATAAGACAAGGTATTGAAGAGTTTCTTTATCTTGGAAACCTAAATGCAAAAAGAGATTGGGGTCATGCAAAAGATTATGTTGAGGCTATGTGGTTAATGTTGCAACAAGACAAACCAAAAGACTATGTCATATCCACCGGTGAACAATATTCAGTAAGAGAATTTGTTGAGGCATGTGCTCCTAACTTTGGTATGAAGATAAAATGGGAAGGTGAAGGATTAGATGAAGTTGGTATTGATACTTTTACTAAAAAAGTTATAGTAAAAGTTAGTAAGAAATATTTTAGACCAGCTGAAGTAGAAACATTACTTGGTGACTCCTCACTTGCAAGGAAAGAACTTGGTTGGACACCAACTCATTCATTCAAAGAGTTGGTAAATGAAATGTGTACCGTTAATTACATCTAAGGCAATTATGGAAAAAGAAGATAAAATTTATATAGCAGGTCATAGAGGATTAGTTGGATCAGCTATTAGCAGACATTTACATTCATTAGGTTATCATAATATTATTGGCAGATCTAAGGCTGAAGTAGATTTAAGAGAACAACAAGATGTAAGAGACTTCTTTGAAGAAGAGAAACCTGATCATGTTATATTAGCTGCAGCAAAGGTTGGAGGAATCAATTGGAATGCTACCAACCCAGCTGAGTTTATATACGATAACCTAGCAATACAAAATAATGTAATCGATTCAGCATATAGATCTGGCTCTAAGAAGTTTTTATTCCTTGGTTCTGCTTGTATCTATCCTAAAGTAGCCCCTCAACCTATTCAAGAAAAGAGTTTAATGACAGGTCCTTTAGAGCCGTCTAATGAAGGATATGCTTTAGCTAAGATTGCTGGTATGAGAATGTGTGCTTTTTATAGAAAGCAATATGGATGGGATGCTATTAGTGTTATGCCAGCTAACTTATATGGACCACATGATAACTTTATTCCAGAACATGGTCATGTGATACCAGGATTGATTACAAAGTTCTTTAATGCTAAGACAAAGAAAGATTCAACTGTTACATGTTGGGGTGATGGAACTCCTACTAGAGAATTTTTATATGTAGATGACTTGGCAGATGCTTGTGTCTTCTTATTAAACAATTATAGTAGTCCAGACTTTATTAATGTTGGAAGTGATGTTGAAATTACAATAGCAAGATTGGCTGGTATCATAAAAGAACTTGTTGGTTATGATGGAGATGTAATTTGGGATACAAACAAACCCAATGGTACTCCAAGACGTGTAATGGATAATTCAAAGTTATTCAATATGGGTTGGAAACCTAAAGTGTCCTTTGATAAAGGGATTAATAAAACTATAGAATGGTATGTGGATAATAAACTATGAAATGGCCTTTGATGGGAGAAACTATCACATATGGTGATAGATTAAAGATGGCTTACTTTGCTTTGACAGCAAAGAAGTTTACTAATGGTGATAAAGTAAAAGAGTTTGAATCTGAATGGTGTAAGTGGCTTGGAGCAAGGTATTCTTTATTTGTATCGAGTGGAAGTACTGCAAACTTTTTATTAGTGGCAGCTGTTAAAGAACTATATGGTTTGAAAGCTGGTGATAAAGTTTTACTTCCAGCATGCACTTGGGTAACAAATGTATCACCAATAATTCAACTTGGATTAGAACCAATCTTTTGTGATATCAATTTAAAGAATTATAGTTTTGATACATCAGCAGTAAGAGCTATAGCAGAGAAGCATGATATTAAGATGGTATTTGTAACACACTTGTTAGGTCTTCCAGCTGCAAATGGTATATTGAAAAAGATATTTCCTAAAGCAATTATAATAGATGATGTATGTGAATCACATGGAGCTTTATCTAATGTTTCTTTTTCTAAGAGAAGAACAAAAGTTGGATCACATAGTACAGGTGCTACGTTTAGTTTTTACTTTGGTCATCATATGTCAACAATTGAAGGTGGAATGATATCTACTAACAATAAAAAATTATATGATATAATGAAAATGAAAAGAAGCCATGGTATGGCTAGAGAATCATTACACTTTAACAGATATGCAAAAGAATATAATGATGTTGATAAACAGTTTTTATTTATGACTGATGGTTATAACTTCCGTAATCATGAGATATGTGCTGTGCTTGGTCTTTCGCAATTAAAAAGATTAGATAGCATGATTGCTAAACGTAGAGAAAACTTTAAGACTTTTTGTAAGATAGTTAATAAGTACAGTGATCTTTTTGAACCAGCTATCTATGATGATTATAATAGTAGCTTTTGTTTGCCATTTGTTTGTAAAAGTAAACAGATCATGTTAGATCTTAAAAAGCTGTTCAAGAATAATAACATTGAGTACAGACCTATTGTAAGTGGTAACTTGCTAAGACAACCTTTTTTGAAGGACTATAAGTTATTCCCATCTAACAATGGGGCTAGTCCTGTTATTGATTTAGTACATGATCAAGGCATATACATTGGAAACAATCAGTTTGTAACTAGCAATCAACTTACCAACTTAGATACTATATTAAAGGAATATTATGATAGCAGAAAAAATAGAAGAACTAATTAAAAACCAAGTAAAAAGAACAATGCAAAATGTAACTTCTATAACAGGAGAGAACTACATTGCAACTGATAGCTTGGGTGAAGTAATAGAGAAGTTAGCAATATTACATATCAGAACTTGGATGTTAGAAGATGCAATCCAAGAAGCTAAGAATGATAAAGAAATTGCAACATTAAAGAAAAAGATTGATATTTGTTTTAAGATAAAAAGACCAAAGTATGTAGCAGCAATAAATGGTATGGTTCAAAATGCAATTAATAATGAAAAAGAATCCTTATCAGAAGATTCCGTAAAACTTTATAAAGGTTTAGATAATGAATAAGATAGTTTTTTTCAATCACTATCACCGTGGTGATTTACATACAAGTAAAGAATTTGTTAGACAAGTTATCAAAGAACTTCCTGATGATATTATTTTTGAATATCAACACGATAACCCATATGAACTTTTAGATGATTTGAATTTAAAGTCAGCACCATTACTTCATACTTTGGATAGAAAGAATCCAGTTGTAAAAATAGAAAATACATTATACATCAATACGTGGGTTGGATCCCAATGGGATATATTTTGTGAACATGGTGGTATTAATATGAACACATTTTATGATCAATGGAGTAAGTTGTATGCAGCTATCAATAAATTCTTTGATAGTAATCTAATGTTACATAAAAATAAAGAAAAATATTTACCAAAGATTGATTGGGATTCTATATGCCAACAATCTAAAAATTCAATTGATAAATGGTTAGTTCCTCATGATACAAAACGTAAAGTATTAATATGTAATAACAATCCAATATCTGGACAATCATTTTCAAGTAATATGCAAGAATGGATAGAACCATTAGCAGAAAGCAATCCAGATATTCAATTTATATTAACAGATGCAATTGATAAGTCTATAAAAAATGTATCATACACATATACAATTGTTACAACTAAAAATCAAACAGATCTTAGAGAGATTTCATATTTAAGTACTAAGTGTGATGTTATTATTGGTAAGAACTCAGGGCCATATGTTTATTGTGAAACATTCGATAACTATATGGATAATAGTAAAAAGTTTATTTCTTACAATACTAAGAATCCTCAATTTGATACAATTAAAGAAACTATGTCTAATGGTGTTAAACACCGTTGTGAATATACAACTGTTCCTATTATAGATCCCAATACACTAACAGTGGCTGATAAAAATATGATAGAAAAGTCCTTAAGTGAATCTTTGAGATGAAAAAGAAAAAACTTAGATTAGGATTTATAGATACACATGATCACTTAGCTGCTTTTTTTAATCATGTGCTTGGTATGAGGTATGATATTGAGCTTGATAATGATCGACCTGATTTTTTAATATTTGGTGATAAGAACTTTGGTACTAATAATCTAAATTATGATCGTTCTAAAGTAACAAAGATATTTTATACAGGTGAGAATCAAAGAGCAGAAGATTATGATTGTGATTATGCAATAACATTTGATCATAACTATCGACCATGGCATTATAGGTTGCCGTTGTTTATAATTTATCTATGGGCTTTGAGACATGTCCATAAAACAAAGTATGATAAAAATTATATTCTTAATCCAGATGTTGAAAAGAAGTACGACTTTTGTTCATTCGTAGTTAAGAATGGAGTACCAAAAGAACGTAAAGAGTTTTTCGAAAAGTTATCTAAGTACAAATTAATAGATAGTGGTGGACCAGTATTTAAAAATACCATTGGTGATTTAGTAACCGAAGAAGATAAGATTAAGTTTTTAGCTTCAAGAAAATTTAATCTTTGTTTTGAAAGTTATAGTTATCCAGGTTATGCAACTGAAAAAATACTTCATGCTTTCTTAGCTGGTACTGTTCCAATATACTGGGGTAGTGAGACTATTGAATCTGATTTTAATCCAAGAGCCATGATTAATGTTCATAACTTTAGTGACTTTGATAAAGCAATTGATTATATTAAAATGATAGATGAAGATGATGATCGATATAACTATATGGTTAATCAACCTAAGTTTACTAGTGGAGTGATACCCCCATATATGTTGAACAATAACTTTTTAAATTGGTTTGATGGTATAGTTTATAATCAAATAAACAAAAACAAATGAATCATCTTAATCTAGATTATATATTTCCTCAGCCTATATGGTGGACAGATCTCAATATTAATCTAAAAAAATTGGAAGAGTTTATTTATGAATTTGTAGAAAAGACACCAACCGTTAATAAATCAAATCGTGGTGAATTTAATTACCAGTCCTCTGACTTTTCTGGTGAACAGTCAATCAAAGACAACAATGGATTCTCTATCCTTTTTAAAGAAATAAAAAAATATGCTTGCAAAGCATTTGAGACATATAATACAGATGTATCTAAATTAAGATTTAGCAATGCATGGATTAACATCAGTAACAAAGGTGGTTACAATGAAATTCATACACACCCAGGTTCAATAATATCAGGTGTTTATTACATTAAAATACCTAATGGTAATTGTGGTAATATAGTATTTAATCGTAATCCAATGGAAACTTATACCATACATTCATTTGGTTCATTAGAAGAAACATCACATACATATGTAACTTATACATATCCACCTAAAGAAAATAGACTGTTTCTATTTCCTTCATGGCTGCCACATCATGTACGTGAAAATAAAACAAAAAATGATCGTATTAGTATATCGTTTAATTTTAAATAATTGAGGAGTAGATGAAAATACAAACATTTATATTTAACTGGCCAGGCGTTAAAGAAGGACGTACCCATTACGAATTGACATGTGAAAAAGTTGATCAATTAAAACTTATTAATAAAAATCCAATAGTAATTAATAGTGATGATGAACACAAGGATGCAACGTGGCATAACATAGGAGATGAAAGTTTCTTTACTGCACAGTTCTTAAAAGCATTGGATTTGTTTGATGGTGATATACTTTTTCATATTCAAGCAGACGCATCTTATCACAATTGGTTACCAATATATGAATCTGCAGTAGAATATTTTGAAAGATACAAATGGGGCATTTATGCTCCTAATGTTGACTTTACATGGTATACTTCTGAAAGAACAGATCTTGATGAAGTTAACATCAAACACAGAAATCTTAAAATGGTTGCTAATCCTGATTGCACTTGTTGGATGATTCACAAAGATATACTGAATGAAGCAGTAAAAAGAAAAATAGACTTTACACCATACCATATGGGTTGGAGTTTTGATATAGTATACACTGCTTTAGCATTCATGATGAAGAGACCTGTTCTTAGAGATTATCAATACACTATAAAACATCCAGACGTAACAAACTATAGTAAACCACAAGCCGAAAAAGAAATGCATGAATTTTACAAAGCATTACCTGAAGATATACAAAAACCTTTTTCATACATCAAAGGTGATATTCATAAACTAGTTGATTATTATAAAAAAGATACAAAATGATTCTACAAAACATTTATACAATTAATAATAAAATTACTGATTTATTACAAAGTAATCAACCTGCTAGTGTAATTAGATTAGATAATACAGCTGGCTACATACTGGATTGTTTATTTAAAGAACAAGAACCAGTAGATCAGTTTTACAATCCAGATGTATTCTTACAAGGAGGAATGTATCCTACAACTAAAGAATATTATAGAAATCAAATCATACCACGATTGGTGAAAACATTACACCGTGCAGATATACTTGGGGTGGTAGATATATCAAACCAAATACATAATAGTAATTTTTTTGATAACTTTAAAAATGTACCATATAAGTTTGCAGGAAATAATAACCATTATGTTTTAGATCCAGGTGGTCTGATGGGACATTCACCTGCAAGCCATTTTAAGTTAGATAATCCTTGGACTAAATTTCTTAAAGGTAAAAAAGTCTTAGCAATATCAACACATGCTGAAACAATAAAACAACAATGGGAAAAAATTGATGATATATGGGGTGATGATAGAGAGTTGATCGCACCATTTGAATTTGTGGATTGTATAAGATCTCCTTACCATCCTTATATGGATGATAGACAGCCACCTAACTGTGAACATTGGTTACAATCAGTTGAGTTTATATGTAAACATATGGATAATTATGATTATGATGTTTTATTAGCTGGCTGTTCTAGTTCTGCTCCTTTTTATGTTAATCACGCTAAAGAAAAAGGTAAGATAGGAATACAAGTCGGAGGTGTTCTTCAATTGTACTTCGGTATACTTGGTTATAGATGGACTAAAGTACCAGGCCACAGTGAATGGAATAACATGTATAATGATCATTGGATGTATCCTCTTAAAGTAGATGAGGCTAATAATAAAGACACAAAAGCAGCACTTGAAACTAACTTTGCATATTGGTAAACATGGATAAAAATCAAATAATAGACACTGTTAAAAACTTTGTTGATAATAAAGAAAAGAAATGGGAAGCAGGTAAGGACATGGTTAATTATGCTGGTCCTTATTTTGATTCTAATGAAATAACAGCTGCTGTTGAATCATTACTTGATGGTTGGTTAGTAATGGGATACAAATGCATGAAGTTTGAAAAGTTATTTCCAAAGTACTTTGATAAAAAATATGGTGTACTAACTAACTCCGGATCAAGTTCTAATCTTCTCATGATGGCAGCATTAAAGTCTAAAAGAACATATAACTTTCCAGATGGTACTAAAGTACTAACTCCTATAGCTGGCTTTCCAACAACTCTCAATCCTATACTTCAACATAGAATGGAACCTGTCTTTGTTGACATAGAACAAGAATCTTTGAATCTTAATATTGATGAAGTTGAAGCAAAATTAATTCAACATCCAGATATTAGAATTATTACTTTTGCTCATGTATTAGGTAATCCACCTAACATGGATCGTTTAATGGAAATAATAGACAAATACAATCTTATCTTATTAGAAGATTGTTGTGATGCTTTAGGTTCAACTTATGATGGTAGACCTCTTGGTTCATATGGTGATATGGCTTCATGTTCTTTTTACCCAGCACATCATATGACTATGGGTGAGGGTGGTTTTGTAGCTTGTAAAGATGATCACTTAGAAACAGTGGTAAGATCTTTTAGAGAATGGGGACGCGGTTGTTATTGTGTTGGTCCAAAAGCCAATGCTTTAAAATGTGGAACTTGTAATAAAAGATTCTCCGAATGGATACCTGCTTTACCTGGTGAAATATTTGATCACAAGTATGTGTATGAAGAGATTGGATACAATTTAAAACCAATGGAACTTCAAGGTGCAATGGGTCTTGAACAATTAAAAAAGTTAGATAAGATACATGAACTAAGAAGAAAGAATTATAGACTTCTTTATAACATATATGAAAAATATGAAGAATTCTTTCACCTACCAAAGGCTACAGAAAAGTCTAATCCAAGTTGGTTTGCTTTTCCATTAACAATAAAGAAAGATGCGCCGTTCAAAAGAAACGACTTGGTTGATTACTTAGAAGAATCTAAAATACAAACAAGAACTTACTTTGGTGGCAATATTATGCTGCAGCCTGGTTATGATCATATAATGCCACCAGATATGGCCATGGGTGAATATCCAGTCGCAACACATGTGATGTTAAATACATTCTTTCATGGAACAAGTCCAGTTATAACAGAAGAGCAAATGAAGTATATTGGTAATCAAGTTGATGGCTTTATGAGTTTATTCGTATGAAAAGTATATCTAATGCTGCTTGGTCTATAGATGGCCAACCTATGTTTAAGTACCTCGACTATGCTAAGATGTTAGAGAGTCAAGGTAAAGATATGATTCATTTAGAAATAGGTGATCCAGATTTCAATACTCCTTCTAATGTTACATTGGCAGCTATCAATGCTTTATCTAATGGGGATACACATTATACAAGTAGCTGGGGTGATCCTGAGTTTAGAGAAGTAATAAGAACTGCAACATATTGGAGTAGAGGTTTTGTTCCTGATCTTGATCAAGTATTAGTAACACCTAGTGCAAATATTTGTATATTTTATGCTATGTTTGTTTTGTGTGAAAAAGGTGATGAAGTTATAGTTCCTGATCCAGGATTTGCAACATACTTTAGTAGTGCTAAGATGTTAGGATTGAATGTAAAAAGAGCTCAACTAAAAGAAGAAAATGGATTTAGATTACAAGCAAAAGATGTTGAAGATCTTATTACAGATAAAACAAAATTAATAATAATTAATAGCCCTAGCAATCCAACAGGTGCTGTTATGACAAAAGAAGAATTGAAAGATATATATAATGTTTGTGTTAAGCATGATGTCTATTTGTACTCTGATGAAATATACAGTAAACTAATATTTGATGGATATGAATTTACAAGTCCTTCCAAGTATGATGAATGTAAAGAATATGTTATTTTAAGTAATGGATTCAGTAAAGGATTTGCAATGACAGGTTGGAGACTTGGTACATTGATAGGTCCCCCAACTGTAATAGAACGCATTCAAGCGCTGCTTCAAACAACGAGTAGTTGTGTTAGTCCTTTCATTCAAAAGGCCGGTATAGAGTGTATACAAGGTCCTCAAGATGATGTTAAAAGAATGTGTAAAGAATACAAAGAAAGAAGAGATTTACTCATATCAGGTTTGAATATGATAGATAGATTTACATGTGATACACCTGGAGGAGCATTCTATGCTTTTCCTAATATATCTGGTACAGGTTTGAGTGACATTGAAGTATCAAAACAATTGATGGATAATGTAGGAGTAGTAACTTTACCAGGAAGTTGTTTTGGTGAATATGGGTCAAATAACATTAGATTATGTTATGCTAATAGTAAAAGAAATATTAATGATGCATTGGTGAGAATAAATGAGTGGACAAAGAGTTTGTGATTGGATAGCAGAACATCTTTATAATATTGGGGTAAAAAATGTACACGGTATTATGGGAGGTGGTGCAGCTGGTTTAAATGATGGTTTTATCAAACATGGTAAGATTAATTATGTTTGTTATCATCATGAACAAGGAGCTGGTCATGCTGCTATAGGTGAATCAAAGTATACAGGTGAACTATCTGTTGTTAATCCAACAACTGGTTGTGGAGGTACTAATTGTGCCACAAGTGTATTAGACGCTTGGCAAGATAATGTTCCAGTACTTTTTTTAAGTGGTAATGTTAAACTTGCAACATGTTCTGGTCATATTAATAAAGAAAAAAATATCAATATAAGAAAGTATGGCATACAAGAACATCATATAGTTGACACATACAAATCTATGACCAAGTATACTAAGTTTGTAGATGATCCTGCTGATGTATATAACACAATAATTGAAGCAATTGAAATATCACTCACAGGAAGAAAAGGACCAGTTTGGATTGATATTCCAGGTGATATTCAGCTATCACCTATGGTTTTTCCATCAGTAAAAAAGTCCTTTAAAAACAAGGAGTTATCTAGCTACAGTGTTGATAGTGATACACTAGATACCTTAATGAAAAGGTCAGAAAGACCATTAGTGTTAGCTGGTTATGGAATATGTCAAAGTAATACAGTTAAAGAGTTTAAACAATTTATTGAACAAAGAAACATACCTTTTGTAAGCACATATGGTGGTAGAGATTATTTTCCAAATGATAGTAAGTATAGTATTGGTGCAATAGGTCAAAGAGGAAGTAGAGCTGGCAACTTTGCATTACAAAATGCTGATCTGTTAATTATACTTGGCAGTTCTTTAAATGCAAGTGCAATTGGGTATGATCCAAAACAGTTTAGTCCTAATAGTATTAAAGTGTATATTGACATAGATCAAAATGAATTAGATAAAGATATAGTAAATGTTGAATATAAATGTGATATGGATTTAAAAGATTTCTTTAATGATGTAATTTATACTCACGGTCCAAATATAAAAACTGGCTTTGAAGAATTAAATGTTGAATGGATTGCAAAATGTAATTACTGGAAAGAAAAATGGCCAGTAATGCAAAAAGAATATGAAGCTGATAATACTGATACACCTTTGAATCTGTATGCTGTGTTAGATGCAGTTAACAAGCATAGTGGTCGTGATGATATATTGATGGGTGATGCTGGTAGTATAAGTTATGCTGGACCTGTTGCATTGAATCCAAAATATGATCAAAGACTAATTTTTAGTCCTGCACAAGCTGATATGGGTTGGGCAGTTCCAGCTAGTATTGGTGTGGCTATGGCAAGTAATAAAAATGTTATTGCTATTACAGGTGATGGAAGTTTTATGAGTAATCTTCAAGAGCTATCTGTCATTCGTCACCATTGTTTAAATATTAAAATAATAATGTTAAACAATAGAGGATATTTGAGTATCAAGAACACACAACAAAAGTATTTTGAAAATAGAGTGTATGGTACAAGTGATAAGACAGGTTTGGAATTTCCAGACTACGCTAAGTTAGCAGATTCATTTTCTATTCAATATTATTGTGTTAAAAGTAATAATTTAAATATTATGCAAGAGATATTAGCTATAGAAGGTCCCGTTTTAATTAATTGCATATGCTTAGATAATCAAGAGATACTTCCTTCACAAGCGTTAAAGAATGGTAAGCAAGCAGGATTACATGATATGACTCCATTCTTATCTGATGAAGAACTTAAAAATGAAATGATAGTTGATATATGAAAAATGTAGCTATAATAGGTGCTAGTGGATTTATTGGTTCATACCTTGTAAAGAATTTAGACTTGCAACCTAAATCTTTGTATAATATTATTCCTGTTTCAAGAAAAACCCATAAGATTAGTTCGTGCAAAGAAGTTAAAGAGTTTTTAGAAACTAATAATATCCATACTGTTGTTAATTGTGCTTTTCATGGTAGTTCAGTTAGACCTACAGATATTAAACATAATTTAGATTTGTTTCTTAATTTTTATAATAACAGTAATCTTTTTGAACATTATATAAATGTAGGTTCTGGTGCTGAACTTATGGTATCAGATAGACCTCGTAAAGAAGAAGATATAACTGATTACTGGGATATTGAAGAAGACGATTATTCATTTACAAAAAATGTAATTGCTAGACTGTGTTTAGAAAAAGATAACTTTACTACTTTAAGAGTATTTGGTTGTTTTGATCGTACTGAACCAGATCATAGATTATTTAAAAAGTTTGTCAACAAAGAAGTGAATGCTTTGAGTAACATATTGTTTGATTACATAAGTGCAAAAGATTTTACATCTATAGTGAGATTTTATATTGAAAATTATGGATCTCTCACGTATGCTGGATCGTATGCTTTACATAAAGATATAAACTGTGTATATAATACTAAGTATAGCTTACAAATTATAGTTGAGTATTTTTTCAAAGTTAATAATATTGAAAGATATAACTATAGAGTTCAAAACATGTGTGAATATAATTACATAGGAGATGGTTCTAAATTAGCTTTATTGCCTATTGAATTTGAAGGCTTATGGGAAGGATTAAAGAATTATGTCTAAAGCAGTTTATGTAACAGGCTGTCTTGGATTTATAGGTTATCATATAACAAAAAAATGTTTAAAAAATAATTGGTATGTTTATGGAATTGACAAAGAAACATATGCTTCTAATAAACAATTCTTACCTGAACTTCAGAACTATTCAAAGTTTAAATATTTAAAAAAAGATATTAACGATTTAGATCGTTTAGCTGATTGTGATTATGTTATTAACACAGCTGCTGAAACTCATGTCGATAATAGTATAGTTTCGAGTGATACGTTTCTAAAAAGTAATATAAATGGTGTTCATAAATTATTACAACTAATACAAGAAAAGAAACAAAAGCCAATACTTTTACATTTTAGCACTGATGAAGTATATGGTGATATTACTAAAGGTGCATTTGATGAATCTACTTTATTGAAACCAAGTAATCCATATTCAGCTACAAAAGCTGCTGCTGATATGTTAATATTAGCTTGGGCAAGAACATTTAATATACCTTATATAATAGTTAGACCAACTAACAATTATGGTGTTGGTCAATATGTAGAAAAACTAATTCCTAAAGCAGTAAAGTATTTAAATCTTGGAAGAAAAATTATCTTACATGATAAAGGATTACCATGGAGAACATGGCTTCATGTTAGCGATACAGTATCGGCAGTTATGACTATTATTGAGTCCAAAAATGTAAATGAAATATATAATATATCAGGCAACTGTGAATATCAAAATATTACTGTAGCTAAAAAAATAATTGGATTTTTTGATACACCTACAGATAACATTTCTGATTACATTGATGGTTCTGATAAGAGGCTTGGTCAAGATGTAAGATATTCTGTTGATGATAAAAAACTAAAGAATATAGATTGGTTACCATTGGCAGATTTTGATCAAGAGTTAAAAATAATTGTAGAATATTATAAGAAGAATTTTATATGGTAAACAAAATATTGGCTATGAGTGTGTGGGGTGATAATCCAAGATACATTATAGGAGCTAACAGACAGGTTGAATTAGCTAAAGAGTTTTATCCTGATTTTAAAATAAGAATATATACGGATAATATAAACAAGTTTCGAAATATATTATCTGATAAAGATATTCAATTCGAACAAAGGACGGGTGATAATGGCGTGTTTTGGAGATTCGAACCTTTATTTGAATCTAATGATAATATAGTAATTGTTAGAGATTCAGATGGTAGAATAACCAAAAGAGAAAGCATGGCAGTATATCAGTGGATAGATCATACAAAAAGCAAGTTTCATACATTTAGAGATCATCAATCACATTTTGAATATCCAGTTATAGCTTGTGCATTTGGGTACAAAGGAAAACTTTCTGATGATCTTAATAGTAAGATGAGTGAGTTTATAAACAAACCATTTTACTACACTAATGATCAGGTATATTTAAGAGATCATGTTTGGCCAGTTGTAGAAGAAGATGCATTAGTTCACGATATGACTTATGGTTGGTTTGGATCATCACGTTCTAACTTAATGAATAGATATTCTTTTTGTGGTAATGGGTATGATGAAAATGATATGCCTCTTTATCCACCAACTTTGTTAGAATGTGCTGAATTTCAACCAACTGAAGTACATGAGAAATATAAATTTGATAAAGGACTACTTCGTAATGAGAAATTGTTTCTTGATTATACCTACTCACAATAAAGAATCATTAATTGAGCAAGTTTTTGATGGTATTGCAGCAAATTTAAGTAATGAATTAAATTATAAAATAATATTTATTGTTGATGGTTGTGTAGATAAAACTGAAATCATTTTACATGAATATACAAATAAGCATAATCTTAATGATAATGTTATTATGTTGTTTGCTCCTGATATACATGAGATAAAATCATTAAACTTAGGATTAGAATACATACTAGATAATTTTCATCCTAATGATGATGATTTAGTATTTACTGTTCAAGATGATTGTGTTATCCAAGAGCCTAATTTTGACCTTAAGTTTTTAGACTTATTTTACCAACAAACTGACCTTGGTTATATAACTTGGAGATTAGGTTGCAATTTACATAGTTATGGTGGTAAACTAATAGAGAGTAATTTTGTTGAGTCAGAGTTTGGTCATTGGTCTACAGCAAAGATTGGACCAAAACTTACTCAAATTAAAAGAGGTACCTTTGCCCATACAGAAGCAGTTATTAGAAGTCCTACTTGTGTGTTGTGGAAAAGGTATAAAGAAGTTGGATTTTATAACGAAGATTTAGCACCATGTGGGTTTGATTGCCATGATATGAGTATAAGAATGAATATTGCTGGTTATAGAAATGGTATATTTGCTTTAAAATATCAAAGTGATGTTGATTGGGGTTCTACAAGAGAAAAACCACAAACAAAAGTTAACTCTAACATTCGTCAGATATTTGATAGAAATAACCAGCATGTTGCTAAAACATATAGTGATTATTTTGAAAATAAACAATGAAAACAATATTATTAGGTAGTAGTGGATTCTTAGGTCCACAAATTTTAAAGAAGTATCCTAGCATACAATCTGTTGGTAGAACTACGCCACCTATGACCAGTCCTTTGGTACATACATTTTGTCCTTCATTAGATGAGTTACCAGAAGTATTAGATAAGTTAGATTTTGATAGTGTTATCATGATGATTGGTAGTTCTAATCATACTGTTCTCAATGAACAAAGACCATTAAATGTTGAAGCTATTGAAAAAAATGTTATACCTTTGAAAAAAGTTATGTCATATCTAAGAACTAGACAGATTAAAAAAGTAATCAGTTTTAGTTCAATCCTTTTATATGACAGAGATGTTATGACATTACCTGTCAAAGAACATACACCTCTCAGACCCCTTCAGAACGATTATATCTTTAGTAAATATCTTGGAGAAGAAGTGGCTAGGTTCCACCAGGAAGTACCAAATATAGTTGTTAGACTAACAAACATTTATGGTCCAACAACTGTACTTGGACGTCCTGACTTGGTTAATGAATTAGTTGAAGGAGTACTTTTTGAAAAGAAAGCTAAAGTAAAAACTAATAAGCCACAAAGAGATTTTATATTTACTGAAGACGCATCAGATGCAATAGTTAGTTTATTGGACACAGATTATACAGGTCCTGTAAATGTTGCTTCTGGTGTAATGCATTCAGTAGAAGATATAGTTAAAACATTAGAAGATCTAACAGGTATAGAAATTGAAAGAGGTAGTGGTCAACATACTGGTCACTTACAATTTGTAGCTGACATAACTAAATTGAGAGAGTTAACTGGATTTGAACCAAAGTATAACTTAAGATCGGGTTTAGAAAAAACTATTAACGAAATGAAAGAAATGTATAATGAAAGGTTATAGAGTCGCAGTAATTACACCCACGATTGGAACAAAACATTTAGCTAAGTGTTTAGATTCAGTTGCAAAACAAACATATGAAAACATGGAGCATATTATTGTTGTAGATGGTCCAGATTACATACCAAAGACACAAGATATGTTGGCAGCAGTTAATAGTAGTAAAGGTAAAGTAATTTATCTTCCTCAGAATACAGGTCACAGTAATTATAATGGTCACAGGATATATGGTGCAGTACCTTATTTGATAGATGCAGATTATTTTATATACTTAGATGAAGATAATTGGATTGAACCTAATCACGTTGAATCATTAATCAAAACAGCACAGGATACTGATTGGGCTTTTTCATTTCGAAAAATTGTAGATCAAGAAGGTAAGTTTATATGCAATGATGATTGTGAGAGTTTAGGAATGTGGCCAACTTGTTTGAGCACAAGTGCATCAGAAGAATACTTTGTTGATGTTGGTTCCTATTTTTTACCAAAAGCATTAGCAATTCAGATATCTCCTGCTTGGTATAGAAGAGCAAGACATCCACAAGAGCAGCCAGAAGTTGATAGATTGATAATGCAAATACTTTTACAAAAAAAGTATAGTTACAATACATCAAAAGAATATAGTCTGAATTATAGAGTTGGTAACAGAAATGATTCAGTACAAGCTAAATTTTTCCTAGATGGTAATAAAGCAATGCTACATAAGTACAATGGAGAGTTACCATGGAAAGATAGTTAGAAGTATTATATAATTAATATTTTATTATGAGGTAGTTATGAAAATAAGTGGTGAGACTTTATCCGTATTGAAGAACTTTGCGTCTATCAATACAAACATGGTGTTCAAGCCTGGTTCGACTATATCTACAATGTCGAGTGCTAAGAACATAGTTGCAATGGCAACAATCTCTGAAGAAATTCCAAACAACTTTGCTATATATGATTTAAATTCATTACTAGCATTACTGACTCTTATGAATGATCAAGAAGTATCTTTTGGAGATAATAGTTTAATCATAACCAGTTCAGCTGGTACATTTGAATACTTTTATTCCAATCCAGAACTTGTAGTTGGTGGTGTGAAGGGAATAGAGACACATGTTGTTTATGAATTTAAACTAACAGCTGAAGATATTCAAACATTAATGAAGGCAGCTGCAATAACTAGTGCACCAACTATATCATTCACATGTAAAGATAGTGAAGTTAATATAATTGTTAGTGATAGAAAGAATGAATCATCTAATACTTTTAAGAAACCAATTGGAACAAGTTTTGAGCCATTTGATGTCTTTATTGCTGTAGAAAATCTTAAAGTAATTCCTGAAGCATATACAGTATCTGTTGCTAAAGGTCCTAATGAAAAAGGTAGATTTCTTAGATTAGATAATGAATCAAAAGATTTAAAATATTGGATTGCAGCTGAGCCAGGGTCGGTAGCATGAGCGAAGAATATCTATGGGTCGAAAAGTATCGACCAAGAACTATCGATAGTTGTGTCCTATCAGTTGATCTAAGGAGATACTTTAAAGGTATCTTAAAGAAAAAAGAGATACAAAACATGCTCTTATCTGGATCTGCTGGTACGGGTAAAACAACCGTAGCACGTGCTCTATGCGAGGAGTTAAATACCGACTATATTGTTATAAATGGTTCAGAGGAGTCTGGTATAGACGTTCTAAGGACGAAAATAAAGCAGTTTGCATCTACTGTCTCATTTACAGGTAATACTAAGATTGTTATACTAGATGAAGCTGATTATTTGAATCCTAATTCTACTCAACCAGCTCTTCGTGGGTTTATTGAAGAGTATTCAAGTAACTGTAGATTCATATTCACATGTAATTATAAGAACAGAATAATTCAACCTTTACATAGTAGATGTAGTGTTGTTGATTTTAAAATACCAAAACAAGAGAAACCTAAAATAGCTGCATCTTTCTTTGAACATATATTAAAAATATTAAATAATGAGAATGTTAAGTTTGTAGATAAGGTTGTTGCTAAAGTTGTTGAAAAACATTTTCCTGATTACAGGAGAACTCTTAACGAACTACAAAGATATGCACAATCTGGAGTAATTGATGAAGGAATACTAACATCAGTTTCAGATATGAATGCAACGGAACTTATCGAATCAATTGTCGATAAGGATTGGAAGAGAATGAGATTATGGGTTGTTAATAATTTAGATAATGATCCACAACATTTGTTTAGATTTGTGTTTGATACACTTATGCCTTTAACTAATCAAGTTCCTCAACTGGTTTTGACTGTTGCAGATTATCAGTACAAATCTGCTTTCGTTAGCGATCAAGAGATTAATCTTGTAGCATGTTTAACCGAACTAATGGCGAGTGTGACAATAAATGACAGAAAAGTATAAACAACCCTCGATATCACCATTTCAATACGTAAATTCAATTAACCATACAAAAGATAACTTAATTGTAGACGAATGGTCTGAATCACAATATAACCCTTATGTTGTTAATAAAGCATTATCATTTTCACCTGACACCTGTATTATGGCGAATGAGATGAACTCTCGTCCTCATCTTGCAAAGTCACTTCAATATAATTTTCTTATAAATATTGTCAGAAAGAAAAAAAGATTTAATAAATGGATCAAACCAGAAAAAATTGAGTCAATAGAAATAATAAAAGATTATTATGGATACAATACCGAGAAAGCACGTCAAGTATTATCTATTGTCAGTTCAGACGATTTGAAATCCATGAAAGAAAAATTAAAAAAGGGTGGAGTAAATGGCGCATGAATTTTTCAACATTAATATAGAAGGATATTTTCCTTTAGAAGTATCATTGGATGAAGCTGATGATTTTCTTAAAATAAGGGAAACACTTTCTAGAATTGGTGTTGCATCTAGTAAAGATAAAATATTATATCAGAGTTGCCATATCCTTCATAAGCAAGGACGATATTTTATTGTACATTTTAAAGAATTGTTTGCCCTTGATGGGAAACAAGCAGATTTGACAGATAATGATATTGAAAGAAGGAATACCATTGCCAAGTTGTTGTCTGATTGGGGATTGGTTAAAATAATTGAATTAGCAGAAGATGAACCATTTAGAATTACTCCTTTGTCGCAGATAAAAGTTTTATCTTTTAAAGAGAAGGATGAATGGACATTGCAATCGAAGTACAACATTGGGAAGAAGAGATAGTTAACTACGCCATATGGGTAGTTATTTTAAACTCGCTTAACTAAGGAGAATTATATGAACGCGAATTTATTTCCAGAAGTATTCAAAGACTTTCACAAAAGTTTTATTGGGTTTGATGATGTATATGAAAAACTTCATAGAACACATGAACAAGTAACAAAACACATACCTAATTACCCTCCATACAACATCAAAAAAGTTGAAGATAACAAATATGTTATTGAACTTGCTGTCGCTGGCTTTGCCAAGCAAGACATTGAAATCACATTAGAAGAAAATGTTCTTCACATATCTGGTCTCACAAAAGAAGATAATCCGGAAGATTTTATTTTCAAGGGAATTGCTAACAGAACTTTCAAGCGAACATTTGCATTAGATGATCATATAGAGATCAAAGGTGCCGAAATGTTAAATGGAATGCTCCGTGTTGCATTAGAGCAAATAATTCCAGAATATAAAAAACCAAAAAAGATAGACATTAAAGATAAGGAACAGTCTAAAGAAGAAGTAAGTAATAAACAATTACTTACCGAAGACAAAGACTGAAAATTTGGACAATGAGTGTTAAACTGGTTAAAGGAGCTTGGTTTATACAAGCCAGCTCCTTTGATGAACAAATATTAGTATTCCTCAGGCATGAAATAACTAGAAAAAGTTATTTTAAAATGTTTTATAGTGAAGAAAAAGCATATAAATTTATTTCAAAGTTAGAACAAAGTTACACTAGTTGATTAGTAACTATCAATGTGTTATAATTAATTAAACATTGGAGGAATTATGAAAGTTCTTAATAAAATAATATTCATTTATGTACTTGTTGTAGCAGCTTATGTTTTTACATCAGATGCTCATGCAAGGTCTATGACAGTACCTGTTATGGAAGTTTATCCTATTGAGATTAACGAAGCTAGAATGGTAAAACAAGATTACTGCAGACCAGTAGTTACTGGTTATAATGATGGTATGAGAGGTACGACAGGCGGTGCTATTGTTGGTGCTCTTTTAGGTAGTATGGTAGGTAAGACTGATTCACAGAGAAGAATTGGTACTGCTATTGGTGCTGTTATGGGTGCTAGAGCTGGTACACGATATAATACTGCTCCTGGGCATACTACTAGAAATCATTGTGATTACACTTATACAAACCAGCTTCAAAGAGTTATACAAGGATATAAGGTAACCTATAGACATAATGGTCAATTGTATACAACTGAAATGGACCATGATCCAGGTCAATATGTTACAATAACAACTACTGTTAGATAGGAAAATGTAAGTAAGGGTACTTGTTTTTATCAAGTATCCTTCTTGCATATCTTACAAAGTGTCCATCTCCAAACACATGTATTCTAAATTCCAAAAAACCATAAGATATTATCAAGGCTTTGTAAATCCAAGGATTAATTAATCTCTCTTTACAAAATGGTAGTTTGATCATTCTCCAATTATATGTTGGAGATCTGTCATTATATATTTGTGCTTTGGGATGAAGTATCTCTATTATTTCGTTGTTAACATTTAACGAACAATCATCTGTAATTACTACTATCTTTTTTCTGAATGCCATCTTTTATCACCATTATATTAATTGCATTTATCTGCTCAATCACATCTTCCCTGTTTTTTACATTAACTGGATAGCAAGCAGCCCTTTCATAATTATTTGCAATGTGTTCACATTGCTCTCTTGTGTTATACATATTAACATACTCTATTGGTTTATTAATAACATACACTACAGCCAAAGCCCATAATATTTCATTCATCAATCAATTCAGTTTTGTATAAAGTTTTATTAAATTTGCAACCATCTTTATTTGATTGTTGTTCTGCCCATCTCCATTCACCTTTTGCATCTTTGCATTTGTACGTACAAGTGAGCGTTCGAGGTTCATCATTCATAAATTGTTCAATATTATTTTCATCTGCCGATTGTAATACACAATCAAATATATTTGGCTTTAACAATTTTAATGAAGCATGTAATGGCTGAACCATTAACAATCCAGCTACTAATGTTATTAGTACTGCACACACATAAAGTATAGTTTTTTCAAATATTCCCATAATATCATATACCTTTTCTTTCTTTAATTTTTATTAAAGTATTGATTGCTTTTTCACTTATATGATAACCACCACAAAATAATGTAGCTGTTAATATTAATATTATATAACCTTCCATTTTATTATCCTTTTTCTTGTATGAACAGATCCTTACCAGAAATACATGTATCATTAATCCTGTATCCCCTTGGAGGATCTATTTTGTTATATTGGTGCTGGTAGAATGAGGCTGTTATAATTCCACTTGTAATTAATAATATATTATCATCCTTATCTACAACTCTAAACCTTCGTATTGGGGGTAAATCCACATCTATCATTTATTTTTTACTCATCCAAGCGGTAACACCCATAAATGCACCAGCAACACCTGCTGCTGCTATAAAGTATGTTGGCGCCATTGTTGCAAGTAAATCAGCAGACTTATTTAAACCTACAAATTCACAAAACATAATACATGCTGGATAACTTATCATTCCAATTAGTGAATACCATGCCATCATTCTTTGATGCTTTTGTCTTCTATTTGTTCGCTCTATATCTTCAATAGTTTTCATATCATTAATTTCATTATCAGTTATTTCTCCATCATCATCAACATCATACTTATCTAATACTGAACCTGGTTGTAGTTTTTTAGCAGCCATTAATTATTCCTTGGTTTGAAATGCTGGTGCACTCATAATGAAATCAATCATTTCCCACATCAATAAAGTTCCTAACCCCAATGCTGATACACCAATAATTGTTTGTTTAACTATATTTAGAAATTTCTTTTTTCTTCTCATTTGTTCATATATCATTTTCTCACGTTCAGCTTTTATTTTACGGCGTCTCTTAATAAAATCTTTGTAGCCATCTAATCCAAGATGGTGAAGCTCTCCCCATGTGAACATATGACGTATTTCTTTTTCCATTTCATCTATTTTTCTTTTAGCAATAATCTGATCAAATGCTTCACTTGTTTCATTCTTGGCAAAACCTATTTTTTCAAACATACCAGGTTTCTTTGGTTCGTGATCTTTTATACATTCATGCAAATCACTCACATGACCAGCCCATTTTGAAAGCTGTCTGTAAATATCCTCTGCGTCCTTTCCTGCTTGTACTACTTTCTTTATGCCAGTGAAAGCAGTCGTAGCAAGAGTCAAGACAGTAATTGGATCCATATAATTTCCTTCTTATACGTTACGTTGTATTTTCTCCTATTTTTTCATATAATCATAGTATGTTCTTTTACACTAATGTTTACGGCCGAGGAAACCACGTTTATTTCAGGGGTTTCAAAGATGGCGAACGTATAAATCAAAAAATCCCATTTCAGCCTAGTCTCTATACTAGGTGTTCTAAAGAATCCCAATACAAAAGTGTAGAAGGGTATAATTTAAAACGTGTTAAGTTCAAAGACATGCAACATTGCAAGTCTTACATAAAGAAATATAGGGATGTTACTAATTTCCCTATATACGGCAATACAAATTATGGCTATCAATTAATTAGTAAATTCTTCCCAAACGACGTCGAGTATGATCAGTCGCATATAAAAATACAAACATTAGACATAGAAACTTCAACTGAATATGGCTTTCCTGATCCAAGAAAAGCAAATGAATCAGTACTACTCATTACTATTCAAGACTTCAATACAAAAGAAATAACTACCTTTGGATCCAAGCCTTACTTATCTCAACAAGAAAACGTAAAGTATGTGTTGTGTAAAGATGAATATGATCTTCTACGTAAGTTTATAAATTTTATCAAGGCTGACTTCCCAGACATTATCACGGGTTGGAATGTTCAGCTCTTTGATATAGCCTATTTATCTTCTAGGATAATTAAAGTACTTGGCCAAAGTGCATTACAGGAATGTTCACCATATAACTCTATTAGAGAGTATGAAGTTCCTTATGCAAAAGGTAGAACTCAATTAGCATTTGATTGGCATGGTATATCTACACTTGACTATATGCAGTTATATAAAAAGTTTGCATATAAGACTTTAGAATCATATGCTTTGGACTTTGTTGCTAAAGAAGAATTACAGAATGAGAAGATTAAACATAATTATGGATCTTTTAAAGAGTTCTATACTAAAGATTGGAACCTCTTTGTAGAATATAATATTGTTGACGTTGAATTGGTTGATCGACTTGAAGAGAAGATGAAGCTGATTAATTTAATTATAACAATGGCATATAATGCTAAGTGTAATTACATTGATATATTTTCTTCTGTTCGAACTTGGGATTGTATTATATATAACCATTTACATAAAAAGAATATCATACCTGAAAATCCTTTTGATTCAGAAAAGAAAAAAGAAAACGATAGAATGATAATGGGTGCATTTGTAAAGGATCCTAAACCTGAGAAGTATGACTGGGTTGTTTCTTTTGATGCTACATCTCTATATCCTTCTATTATGATGACGTTTAATATGTCGCCTGATACATTGATTGATAGAATGAAGCATTTGAATGATGATGAAAAATCAATACAAAAACTTATAAATGGTGAAGTGGTTACCAATCAGCTTTTTGAAGATGACGTCACTATGGTTGCTAATGGTCAATGTTTTAGAAAAGATAAAATGGGAATGTTGCCTGAGCTAATTAATTATTATTTTGACATGAGACAAAAAGTCAAGAAAGAGATGATTGATGCTCAAAAAAGAAATGACTTAGAACACGTAACAAGTTTGAACTCTAAGCAAATGGCTGCTAAGATTCTAATGAATAGTTTGTATGGTGCAAGTGGAAACATCTACTTTAGATTCTATGATACTAGAATAGCTGAAGGCATCACAATGACCGGTCAATACATTATTAGATATGTCGCTAAGAAGTTAAATGAGTATCTGAATAAAGTATGTAAAACAAAAGATGTTGAATATTCATTTTACTCTGATACAGATTCCACATACATAACACTTGGTAAATTTGTAGAACAAAACTTTTCTGGTAAATCTAATAAAGAAATTGTTGATCTTCTTAATAAGTTTTGTGATCAAAGTTTATCTAAAGTTATTGATAAGGCTTGTGATGATATATTCAAATACTTAAATGTATATGATGAAAAGATAACTTTTAAAAGAGAAGTTATTGCTGATAGTGGAGTTTGGTTAGCTAAAAAAAGATATGCGCTTAATGTTCACGATTCAGAAGGTGTTGTTTATGATCCACCTAGAATAAAAGTACAAGGTATGGAGATTGTAAGATCATCTACACCACAATCTGTTAGAACTGCTTTAAAAGAATGTGTTGGTATTGTTCTAACTAAGGATGAAGAAACTCTTAAAAAGTTTGTAACGGATATGGAAGAAAGATGGCATAAGTTAACTCCTCAAGAGATTGCTTTTCCCCGAACCGTAAATAATGTTGGAGCATATAGTGATCCTGCTACCATATTCAGAAAAGGTACACCAATTCACGTTAAAGGTGCTTTGATGTTTAATCATCTTATTCGTAAGAATGACCTTGAGGCAAAACATCAGCTATTATATGAAGGAGATAAGATTAAGTTTTTATATCTTAAAGAACCTAACCCTGTTGGTATAAATGTAATTACATTCCAATCAGAAATACCTAAAGTGTTTGGATTGGAAAAGTATCTTAACTACGATCTGCAGTTTCAAAAAGCCTTTTTAGATCCATTAGATTCTCTTATAAAATGTGTTGGTTGGGAAATAAAAGAACAAGCATCATTGGAATGGTTATTTGAATGAGAGAAACAATCACATTGCTATTAATAGCAATAAGTGTTATAATTGGTATACATTTTGGAAATTGCGAAGGTATACTATGTCCTCCTTATTAGAGAAGATACAAAGAAATAGCACGATAAAAGATACAAATATACTAAGTGAATCAAAGTTCTTTAATGCTAAAGACATGATTCAAACACCTGTACCTATGTTGAATGTTGCACTATCTGGTAAGTTAGATGGTGGTTTGACACCTGGTCTGACTGTGTTTGCAGGTCCATCTAAACATTTTAAAACAGCTTTTGCTTTACTATTAGCAAAGGCTTATATGGAAAAATATAAAGATTCTGTAATACTTTTCTATGACTCAGAGTTTGGATCACCTCAATCATATTTTGAAGCATTTGGCATTGATACTAACCGTGTCATACATACACCTATAACTGATGTAGAGCAGCTTAAACACGATAGTATGGCTCAGTTGAATAATCTTGAGCGTGGTGATAGAATTATGATTATAGTTGATTCTGTAGGTAATCTTGCATCAAGAAAAGAAGTAGAAGATTCACTATCTGGCAAGTCTGTTGCTGATATGTCAAGAGCTAAACAAATGAAGTCTTTGTTTAGAATGATAACACCTCATCTAACACTTAAAGATATACCAATGGTTGTTGTTAACCATACATATAAAGAGATAGGTTTATATCCTAAAGATATTGTATCAGGAGGTACAGGTGTCTATTATTCAGCTGATAATATCTTTATTATTGGTAGACAACAAGAAAAAGATAAAGATGGATTGACTGGATATAATTTTATTGTGAATATTGAAAAGTCTCGGTTTGTTAGAGAAAAAACAAAGATTGCTGTCGAGGTTAGTTTTGATGGCGGTATAAGTAAATGGTCTGGACTATTAGATGTTGGATTAGCTGGTGGATTTGTTACTAAACCTTCAAATGGATGGTATAGTAAAAGAGGTGAAGAACAAAAATATAGATTAAAAGATACAAACAATAAAGACTTTTGGGTACCAATACTTGCTAGTAAAGAATTTCAAAAGTATATTGAAAAGACATTTATGACGGGTGGTTCAGGTATGATAAATGAAAGTTTAACAGAAGAAGATTTAGAAAAGGAGTTTGATAATGCCAAGCATACTTAGAGATGACCTTTATAAGCCATGGTTTGTTGATCACGACAAATGGGGTTTTGAAGTTCTATCAGGAGATTACTTAGGTGTAGTAGTTCAGTTAGATGAATTAACAGTAGATAAAATATCACAAGAGAGTAATGGTATTGGAATTGATTTAGGATATCAACTTATACACATACCTGAATTGGTCCCAATAGAAAATACACAAAATGGGAAGTTCATAAAAGTAATGGACTTGATTGTAAATGATATATTAAGAGAGGCGGTAGAGACACATCGTGAACAAGAACAAAATAGAGAAAGCAATACTTAAGAACTTAATAGTTGACAATGATTATTTAAGACAAGTTATACCTTTTTTAAAGGAAGAATACTTCAGTGATTCTAGTGAAAAAGAATTATTTAAATTAGTATCTTCCTTTGTTACAAAGTATAACAAACCACCAACAATTGAATCCCTCGAGGTTTCACTTCAAGATAGCTCTTTGCCAGAACAACTGTTCGAAGAGACATACAAATTAATAAAGCAGTTTGATTTATCTAAAATATCAAACAAAGAATGGTTAATTGAAGAAACAGAGAAGTTTTGTAGAGACAAAGCCTTATACAACTCTATTGTTAAATCCATTGGTATTATAGATGGTAAAGATAAAGATATGCACAAGGATGGAATTCCTACACTATTACAAAACGCATTGAATATATGTTTTGATAATTCAGTTGGCCATGATTACATTGAGAATGCAGAAGATAGATTTGACTTCTACAATCACAAAGAAAACAAGATACCATTTGATCTTGAGTATTTCAATAGGATAACTGATGGTGGATTACCAAACAAATCACTTAACATAGCTTTAGCTGGTACAGGTGTTGGTAAATCATTATTCATGTGTCATATGGCTTCTAATATTCTTTCACAAGGCAAGAACGTATTGTATATTACAATGGAGATGGCTGAAGAAAGAATAGCAGAAAGATTAGACGCTAACTTATTAAACGTAGAGATGAGTCAGATTAAAGATTTACCTAAAACAATGTTCAATAACAGAATTAAAAAATATTCTGAAAAGACAAATGGTAAACTTATTATTAAAGAATATCCAACATCTACTGCACACTGTGGACACTTTAAAGCATTGTTGTCTGAGCTATCATTAAAGAAGGATTTCCATCCAGATATTATTTTTGTTGACTACTTAAACATATGTGCTTCATCACGTTATAAGCCAGGTGCAGGAGTCAGTTCTTATATATATATAAAAGCGATTGCTGAAGAACTAAGAGGTCTTGCTGTAGAATTTAATTTACCTGTTATGTCAGCTACTCAGACGAATAGAAGTGGTTATAATTCAACTGATGTAGATTTGACAGACACATCCGAATCATTCGGTCTACCAGCTACTGCAGATTTTATGTTTGCTTTAATATCATCAGATGAACTACAACAACTTAATCAGATGTTAGTTAAGCAATTAAAAAATAGATACAACGATCCCAATCTACACAAAAAATTTATGATTGGTGTTGACAGAGCTAAAATGAGATTGTATGATGTGGAAAACACAGCTCAGACTGATTTGATAGATTCAGGCAATCAAGATATGGACCAAATAGATAAAAGTACATTTAGTAATTTATTCGATAAAGACTTTACGGGTATAAAAGTATAATGTATCTTTCTGAAAAAATTCATAATACATTCGACTCTAACTTAGATAAGTTTGTAGGGGAATTCACCTATACAGCTATTAGAAGACGTCTAGGAATAATATTCAACTTTCCAGCTGATCTTAAGTTTAAGATTGAGAAGTATGATGATTTTGAAGAGGATGAATATAATCTATCTGGTGTATACGACTTTAATAAAGATAGAAAATATATTGTATTGAATGTCTCATCTAAAAAAAATACATTGAGACTAGATCACCAAGATTATGATCAATGGACCTTTTTACTATCTCAAGTTATCCAACATGAAACCATCCACCAATTACAATATCAACACAGAGATTGTCATGATATTGCTAAGTTAGATTTTAGAGATCTTAGAGGATCTTTGAATGAGGAGAGAGAGTATCTTGCTGATAAAGATGAGATAGATGCATATGGTCATGATATAGCTATGGAAATAAAATATCATTATCCTGGTAAAGACCCATATAACATTTTAAAAAATATTAGTAAGGTTAGAAAATTACCTTCTTATAATTATTATAAGCAGACCTTTAAAAGAACTAAATGGAGTATGGTTAAAAAAAGATTACTTAAAAAAACCTACAATTGGATAAAATATGTTTAGTATATACCTTTTCATAGAATTAATTTTATTAGTCGTTGCATGCTATATTTGTTTTAAATCAGGCAAAGTAGAAGGTGCTACAGATATGGCTATGATAATGCTCGAAGAGAAAATTATTAATGCAAGCCATTTATCTAAATTAGTTGAGAAGATTAAGTAACACGTTGACAAAAGTATATATTGCTGTATACTAGTCTTTGTAGTAGAGAAATTAATTATTAACTAAATGGAGTTTTATTTATGTCAATGCAAGCAAAAGTATTAACTAAGTTACAAACCGGTAAGGCTTTTACAGCTAGCCAGTTTGCAGGTCTTTTCCAATCAACAGAAGCATCAGTTGCTGCTCGTATTTCAGAGCTACGTAAAGATGGTTATGCAATCTACAGTAATAAAGCTAAGAGTGGTAAGACAACTTATCGTATTGGTTCTCCTTCGAGAGCTATGGTTGCTGCAGCTTATAACTCAGTAGGATCATCAGTTTTTAGTTAAATGATGGAATACGGATACGGGTCAACCTCCTCTCTTCCTCCCGACCCTCCTAAAAGTATCGCTAATGGTCGTAACTAGCACTTTTTTACTAAACCCGCTTCGGCGGGTTTTTTTATG